GTGATTGCGGCTCCTGTCAATACGTTGGAAGTAAAAAGACGTCGTAAAACTATCGAGTAAAGGGTGAGTTATGGCAATTTATACCGCCAACGATCAAATTAATGGGGCGCTACGTCTATTAGGAGTATTGGCTGAAGGTGAAACGCCGTCTGCCGCCACATCGCAAGATGCTTTAGCTGCATTAAATCAAATGATTGATTCGTGGAATACTGAGCGTCTATCAATATTTTCTACGCAAGACCAAGTATTTAATTGGCCACCTAATGTATTAAGTAGAACGCTAGGGCCTTCAGGTGATTTTGTAGGTAATCGCCCTGTTTTAATAGACGATGCCACGTATTTTCGTGATCCTGCCAACAATATCTCATTTGGTATTAAGATTATTAATCAACAGCAATATGATGGTATTGCCGTTAAAACAGTTACTAGCACATATCCGCAAGTGATATGGATTAATATGTCGTACCCTGATATTGAGATGTATGTTTATCCTAAACCTACTAAAGTGTTGGAATGGCATTTTATTTCGGTTGATGAGTTAACACAACCTGCTACACTTTCAACTGATATATTGTTTCCGCCAGGCTATTTAAGAGCATTTAAATATAACTTGGCTTGTGAGTTTGCTGCCGAGTTTGGTGTTGAACCAAGTCCACAAGTATCGCGAATTGCAATGACGTCTAAACGCAATCTAAAACGTATTAATAACCCAGACGACATTATGTCGTTGCCGTACAGTATTGTTGGTACGCGTCAGCGGTACAATATATTTGCTGGAAATTATTAATGAAAACCCCGATTTTAGGGCAATCATACGTTGCACGTAGCATTAACGCGGCAGATGCGCGTATGGTTAACCTTTTTCCTGAAGTTGTAACTGAAGGAGAAGAAACAGGGTTTTTACAACGCGCGCCTGGGCTAAAGTTTTTACAAAACATAGGTACTGGCCCTATCCGAGCATTGTGGGCGCATCAAACAAACGGTTCAGATTTTTATGTAATATCTGGGCAAGAGTTTTATAAATTAACAGGCACTACCGCTACGCCAACGCTTTTAGGTACTGTATCAGGTACAGGCCCCGTATCTATTGCTGACAATGGCACACAGATATTTTTAGCGTGTAATCCTGAAGGTTTTATCTACAATGAAGTAACAAACGTATTTGCCAAGATTACAGATCCTGATTTCCCTGGCGCTGTAACCGTATCGTACTTAGATGGCTATTTTGTGTTTAACGAACCAAATAGCCAAAAGATATGGGTTACAGCGTTATTAGACGGTACATCTGTTGACCCATTAGACTTTGCTAGCGCTGAAGGCTCACCAGACGGCGTAGTTGCTCTTATATCGGATCACCGCGAGCTGTGGGTGTTTGGTACTGATTCTGTAGAAGTTTGGTACGACTCAGGCGCTGCCGACTTCCCTCTTACTCGTATTCAAGGTGCTTTTAACGAAATTGGTTGCGTTGCAGCATTTTCAGTTGCTAAGTTAGATAACGGTTTATTTTGGCTAGGCACAGATGCTCGCGGTCAAGGTATTGTCTATCGTGCTAACGGTTATACAGGTGTTCGGGTTTCTACCCATGCGATTGAGTGGCAAATACAACAGTACGGCAATATATCCGATGCGGTGGCGTACACTTATCAGCAAGACGGTCATGCGTTCTATGTGCTTAGTTTTCCAACAGGCAACGCTACATGGGTTTACGATGTATCTACGCAGGCGTGGCATGAACGAGCAGGTTTTAATGATGGTGAATTTACAAGGCATCGTAGCAATAATCAATGTAACTTTGGCGGTACGATTATTGTTGGTGACTATGAAAATGGCAATATCTATCAACTTGATTTAGAAACATACGCTGATAACGGTCAAATTCAAAAATGGTTACGGTCATGGCGTGCATTAATGCCAGGCCAAAATAACTTTAAACGTACATCACAACATACTTTGCAACTTAATGCTGAAACAGGCGTTGGGTTAAACGGCACAATGATTGCCGAAACAATTTATCTTCAGACTGAAAGTGGATTCTATTTACTTACTGAATCAAATGACTTTTTAATCTGCGACAATCAAACACCTGTTACCCAAGGTAGCAATCCTCAAGTTATGTTGCGTTGGTCAGATGATGCTGGTCACACATGGTCAAATGAACATTGGGCGCCAATGGGCAGAATTGGTCAATATGGTTCCCGTACCTTCTGGCGTCGGCTAGGCATGACTGTTAAGTTACGTGATCGTGTCTATGAACTATCAGGCACCGATCCGATAAAGATTGCCATTACCAACGCTGAATTATTGTTGTCAGCAACTAATGCCTGATCCAATTAACATCACGCAGATTCCTGCGCCTAGAGTTGAGTTAATAGATCCACGCACAGGTTTAATGTCGCGGGAATGGTTTAGGTTTTTTAACAACATCTATACGATTGTAGGCGCTGATTTAGGTATTATTCAAATACCTAATGGCGGTACAGGACTAAGTACGTACCCTACTAATGGGCAGTTATTGATTGGCGATACGGCAGGTGAAAAATATGTCTTAAATACTTTAACTGCTGGTTCAGGCGTCGGCGTCACTAATGGTGCAGGAACTATCGGTATTGCCAACACAGGCGTATTGTCTAATATAGCAGGCGCAGGTATTTCCGTATCAAGTGCAACAGGCAACGTAACAATTGCTAGTACAGGTGTTTTATCTATTAATGCTGGCGCAGGTATTTCTGTAACCGCCACAACAGGCGCTGTAACTGTTGCTAATACAGGTGTATTGTCGTTTAGCGGGGGTACAACAGGGCTAACACCTAATACGGCTACTACAGGCGCCGTAACGCTTGCTGGCACCCTAGACGTTGATAATGGTGGTACAGGGCAAACATCTTACACCAATGGTCAGTTATTGATTGGTAACACAACAGGGAATACCCTGACTAAAGCTACGTTGACGGCTGGTACAGGAATAACCATTACTAATGGTACAGGTTCAATTAGCGTAGCCACAAGTGGCACCGTAACAACAAACGCGCCAGTTACCAAAACGGCTGATTTTAGTGTAGCATCTACAGATACATGGTTAATAAACAATAAGACAGGCTCTACTTGCACGGTTACGCTACCGTCGCCATCGGCTAATACAGGGCGGGTGTTATATTTTATTAACTATCAGAATCAATCATTAGTGTCAGCGGCTAGTAATGTTGTGTCAAGATCAGGCGGAGCTGCGGGTACAGCCATACTAGATAACGTAGCAGGTAATTGGGCAACCATTGTGTCAGATGGCACAAGTTGGGTAACAACGCAAGCCGCAGCAAACAACAACTTATTGCTAGAATAGGGTTTTAATGTCAAAGTATTTTAATACAATTGCCGTTAATTTTAATGTAATGCCTTTGCAGATAGCGTTGCGTAGGCAACCTGGGCTTTTTGGCAAATATAAAGAACGGTGTTTAGGGGAAAGCCCTCATCGTGAAAGCGACGACATTTGGGTACGGTATAACAGTTACGACAGCGTAACTAACGCCGATGCCCCGTTAGATTCAGAACATCCTGCCAATGGGCCACACCGATCTGTTTGGTATCCTGTTTATTATCAATTACCTCAAATAAGGCCGTTAATTTTTGATTTAATGAGTTTGGTAGAAGGCGAAGAATTAGGCACGGTTTTATTAGTAAAACTTGAACCAGGGCAACAAGTTTACCCACATACGGATTCGGGGTGGAGCGCAAATTATTTTGAAAAGTATTTTATTCCTATTCAAACATCTGTAGGCGCAGCGTTTAATTTTCCTGACGGGGTAATTTCCCCTGAATTAGGCCATGTTTATTGGTTTAATAACAGTATTTTACATAGTTATACCAATAACACGCGTGATGATGTTATTATGCTAATAGTTACTGTTAGGTCAGATAAAGTACAAGGTGCGCTATGAGCCATATTACCGAGTTATATCAAGTAATGAAAGGTACCTTTGAGGTAGATTTAGGTATACAACATCACTTTTCTAGCGGTGTATACGCTAAACAAATGTTGTTACCTAAAGGTTATTTTGCCGTAAGTCACGCACACAACTACGATCATTTAAGTGTGCTTGCTAGTGGTAAAGTAATTGTTAGTACCGATGATAGCGAGCATACGTATACTGCACCTGCGTGTATAACAATTGAAAAACATAAGAATCATTCTGTAACAGCGTTAGACGATGCGGTATGGTTTTGTATTCATGCTACTGAAGAAACTGACGTATCTAAAGTAGATGACGTTTTAATTATGAAAGAAGGAGCTTAATATGCCTTGGGGAGCCGTTGCAATAGGTGGTAGTGCTTTATTAGGTTATGCCGCGTCTAGTAGCGCTTCAAAAGCGCAATCGCAATCGGCTGGCGAAGCTACACAAGCACAGCGAGATATTGCGGATCAACAAACGGCGCTTCAACGTGAACAGTATCTAAAACAACTTGAGTTAAACGAACCGTTTAGACAAGCTGGCCTTACTGGTCAGAATATGTTATTAGCTCAATTGCAAGGTGGCCCATACGCTTCAGCTAAGTTTGGTGGCGTAGCAGGCTACGATCCAGCATCTGTTATGAAAAACTTTGGTGCATCTGATTTTCAAGCCGACCCAGGTTATGCGTTTCGTTTATCCGAAGGCATGAAAGCCCTTGATCGTACAGCCGCGTCAAGAGGTGGTTTGTTATCAGGCGCTACTCTTAAAGGAGCGCAACGCTACGGATCTGATCTAGCGTCACAAGAATACCAAAATGCTTTTAATCGCTACCAAGCCAATCGCGCGCAACAAGCGCAAGAATACGGTAATGCTTTTAATCGGTTCCAAACTGAAAGAACTAACACGCTTGCGCCGTTGCAAAGTTTAGCAGGCGTTGGACAGTCAGCTACTCAACAAGCGCAACAAGCGTCGCAAAATTACACCGCAGGAACTAGTAATGCGTTAGCCAACTATGGTAATGCCGCAGCAAGTAACGCTATTGGCGCGGGTAATGCAAGAGCATCTGGTTACGTTGGTGGTGCTAACGCAATAAGCGGCGCAGTAGGTCAAGGGTTGAATTTTTATCAAAATCAAAATTTAATGAACCAATTACAATATAACAATTTATCTAACCAATACGGCGGGAATAATGTATATATGCCTAGCGGTGGTACTGGTAGTAGCAATTATATGGCTAATACAGGCTTTATTGATTAAGGACTAATTATGGCAACTATTGACCCAAATATTGCAATGGGCTATAAGCCCGTTCAAATTGAAAATCCGTTAAATCAATTGGCGGCATATTCGCAAATTCAAGGCGCGCAACAAGGCCAACAAATGAATATGTTAAAAATGCAAGAATATCAACGTGGATTAGAAGAAGAAAATAAATTACGTACTTTACTTAGCGGCGGCGGCGATATTAATTCACCTGACGTAGTACGTCAAATGTATGGGATTTCTCCCACTAAAGGGCTAGAGTTTCAAAAACAACAATCGGCAATAAAAAAATCAAGTTTAGAAGCTACTGGCCTTGAGTTAAAGAATTTTACAGATTCAATGTCACAATACCGTAACGCATTAGATATGGTACGAACGCCTGAACAACTTTTAGCTTGGCAAGAAGCTATCCATAAAGATCCTATAACAGGTTCTAAACTAGCTAGTATGGGTATGCCGTATGACAGCGTAAAACAACAACTTATGGTTGAGTTACAAAAGCCTGGTGGGTTTCAAGCAGCGCTTACACAATCTAAATTAGGCGCAACAAAGTTTGCTGAGTTGAATAAACCACAAGTTTTTCAAGAAAATCTTGGTGGCACTAATCGCGTGTCTACAGTACCTGGTATGGGCGGCGCACCAACAATTGTAAGCGATACTACAAAAACTGCAACGCCTGGCGAATTATTAGTAGATGCAAGAGCTAAAGAACGATTAAACGCTGAAATACAAAGTACAGGTACGTTGACGCCCGCTGCAATTGACGTAGCAGCGCAAATTTATATCCAAACAGGACAATTACCCGCGCTAGGGATTGGTAGAAACGCAGGTAATCTTAAATCAGCGGTTTTAAATCGTGCGACCGAATTGTATAATAATCCAGCAGGCGCTGCGCCAAATGTTAACCCAGCAGGCGCTAATGCGCCCGTACCTTTTAATGCAGCAAACATGGCGGAACAAATTGTCGGTAATAAAATGGATGTTGCAACAAGAACCAAAGCAAATAAAGATTTTTCTACTGGTATACAAGGTCGTCAAGTTACAGCGTTTAATACCGCAATTGACCATTTAGCAACAATGGATAAGTTGTCTGACGCATTGCAAAATAACGATATTAAGGCCTTTAATTATCTTGGCAACATTGTTGCTAGACAAACAGGCCAGCCAGCGCCAGTTAATTTTGACGCAGCTAAACAGATTGTTACGGCTGAAATTATTAAAGCGGTGGTTGCAAGCGGTGGTGGTGTTAGAGAGCGTCAAGAGGCAGAAGCTAATTTTGCAACAGCAAATAGCCCAGCCCAGCTTAAAGGTGTTATTAATACATATAAACAGCTCTTGGGTGGTCAGCTTAACAGTTTAGGTTTACAGTATGAAAATACAACGGGTCGCACCGATTTTGATAAAAAATTAACTTCCGAAGCAAAAAGTGAGTATAAAAAAATACGCGAACAACACAACGCAAGTGGGTTACCCCCAGGCGTTGGATCTAATTGGCAATTAATGCAAGACGGAAACGGCAATAAAGCGTATGTAAACCCTGCTAATCCTAAAGAAATTATAGAGGTAAAATAATGGCGTTTGACATAAACACAGCGCAACCAATACAACCCGCGTCTGGTGGGTTTGATTTATCTTCAG